CTATCAAAGAAGTTTACAGATAACATTGAATTGGTTAAGGCTGAAGCTGATTCGCTGAAGAAAGAGTTCCAATGGCTTGATTCTGCACTCGATTTAGAGGGCGGAATGAAGGACAGAACTGTATCTCGTTGGGCATATGTTGAGAAGATTCGCAACGACTTTGCCAAGGAGGCAGCAGCACGAAACGTATCTGGTACAGCAAACTTTGTTCCAGAGACGGGAATCGGCAAGGTATACCAGTGGGCATACCAGAAGAGTCCACTATCTGCAACCATTCGTGGTATTGACCGTGCAACAAACGATGCACCTGAAGGCATCATTAACTTTAACGAACCAGTAATGGCCAATACACGCCTAGCTTCTAGCTTGCGCGAGGCAGAAAAGGTTCGTGCATCCGTACCAGAGAACAACATTCGCGTGTTTGATAACTGGTCAGCAGCTAGAACTGAAGCTGAGAAGATGAACATCATCGATGAATACTCAGCTACTGGATTTGCAATGCTTGGCAAGAAGCATGGAATTGCTCCTGCTATTGTAGAGCACGTAATTGATTCTTACATTCGTAACCACAGATTGTACCGTGAGTCTGCTCGTCAGGCTAACACATTCAAGCAAGGTTATATGAATGACCCACAGAATCCAACAACTCTTATCAGTGACCCAGTTCTTATTACACAGCTAAGCAATGGTGCTTTGCTTCCAAACTGGACACTAGCAGACAAGGCTTTTGCTGAGTTTGCAAAGCGTAACGGTAAAGAAGCATCAATGTTTATGAAGTCGAAAGACGGAGCACGCATTGCAGCTGACGAACTCAATGCCCTATGGCGTTCAGGTACACTGCTTCGAAGCGGATACCCAATCAACGTTATTAAGGATGCACATATTCGTGCATGGGGCGATGCGATGTTGTTTGATGTATGGAAGTATCTAGGACAAGATGCTATCCAGGTAATCACAAATAGCTCAAATACTATTAACCGTATCGGTCGATGGACTGGCTCTAAGGTCAATAAGAACGATAGCATTGGATTCATTCGTGACGAAATCAATGCACGTCAGACTACATTAGATATTATTGCAAGAGAACTTAAGACTGCAAAGTACGATGTCAAGAACCCACCTAAGAAGGTTCCTGATAATCTACTAGCAAATGTTGAGTCATACAATGAACTCCAGACTAACCTTAAGATTCTTCGCGCTAAAGAGAATGCTTTAGTATCTGGTATCAAGGATAACCGAGTCAAGCCTCAGACTATTGAGGTAAATGGCGAAGTATTCGAGGCAGCAGGAGCTGGCCGTTTTGGTCAGTTGTTCATGTCTAAGATTGCACAGAAGGAAGACTTACGCCGTGCTATGGCTAGCGTAAAGGAACTCGGTATTGAGAACATGCGTCGTAGCCGTACTGGCTCACGTGCAGTTCTTCCTACAGATGAGGGTGCACACCTTGTAGCATGGGAGCAAATCCTTAATGACAAGATGCGCTTTGACCCAGTAGCACGCATGATTCTTGAGAAGAAGAGCGACAAGGCTATTGTCGAATACCTCAAGAGCCCAGAAGGATTTAACTATCTAGATAGATTCTCTGCATCTAAGGGTGACGCTATTGAAATCTACGATAGAGTTAAGTCATTCGTTGATATGTATGCTCCATCTCAGTCTTTGCGTGACGCTATCATTAGCGACAAGCTTACAGTTCTAGAACTAAAGAAGCTCTATCCTGATGTAAACCAGCGTCCTCCAGTCTTCAGCGACATGGCAGATGATATGCTTGGTACAAGCAACGTATATGTCAAGGGCCGTGAACTCGTAAAAGAGGGTATCGCTTGGCTATCAACACAGCCTACATCTAAGCTTGCTTTCAGCCCATACTTCCGTGCGAAGTACGAGCAGGAACTCCAGTCGCAGATGTTCATTGCTAAGGGTCAGAACAAGGTTCTTACACTTGAGGATAAGGCACGCTTTGAGCGTCGTGCACGTGAGTATGCCCTACGCGAATACCGCGAAAAGCTTAACTCATTCCACCGCAATATGAACTACTCAGGTATCACAAACTACCTACTAGCATTCTTTCCTGCAGTTGTGGAGCAGTTCCGTGCATACGCACGCATTACTCTTGAACACCCAGACTTCGTTATCAAGAAGCTAAAGTTCGCAGAACTTCCTAGCCAGATATCTGAAGTACAGCAAGACCCAAATGGTAACGAATACTTTGAGGTTGACCTACCATACTTCGGCTTGAAGACACGTGTTCCTACATCATGGTTCAACCCAGACAACCCTACTGGTGGAGATATTATCTCAGCACACCCATTCGTGGTTGGCTCAGTAAACAAGTTCGTCAATGTAACAAATATTGAAAACCGCTTTACTGACATTGTGCTTCCTTATGGGGCACAGAAGAACTCACTCAATGCTGTGACACCTAACACAGTGCGACGACTATCTCAGTTGTTCAGTGCTAAGTTCAAGCAGGATGGCGAGCAGTTCAACAAGGATGTTAAGCTATTCTCTGACCAACTTCGCTTCGAATATGTAAGAGACAACGGCAAAGAACCTTCTAGCCAAGACTGGGCAGATATCTTTAAGACTGCACAGAAGCAGGCTTTCTATACATCAGTGCTCCGCTTTGTCAGCTCAGCCACACTCCCAGTACAGGGACGTATGGTGACTGGCATCACTGCATACGCTGATATCTTTACCAAGTATCAAGAGAAGTTCGGCGCAGAAGCTACAGAGCAGTTCCGCCAGGACTACCCAGACTATTACATGGTAACTGACAGACTGACTGACCCAATCTCTGGCATAATTCCAGATAAGACATCAGCTCGACTTGTCAAGCGTAACCTTGATTCAGTGCTCAACATTGTATCTGGTATCGGACCTAATGGTGATTTGACAACTCTAGGTGCAATCTTTAATGATGAGGACTATGCGTTCTCTCCTGCTGCACAGAACTACTTAAGCAGCACAAAGATTCCTGGAACAAACAAGAAGTTCCGTGACTTAGAAGATGCATTCGGCCAAGGCCGTGCTTCTATCGTAAGCAAGGGATGGAACGACTTCTTTAAGGTTAAAGAGATTGTTACACAGGTGCTCAAGGAGCAAGACCCTCCTGTGGACCCTACATCTAAGTATGCTGAAGCTATCATCTCACGCTACAAGAACGCTTTCGTTGAGTCTCAGAAGACACAAAATCCTATCTGGTACAACGAGTACGAAGCACAGTCAAAGGGTGGAGCTAATAGCCGTCAGGCTAATACAATTACAGCGCTGACTATTGCTGTAGAAGATGACAAGCTTTGGGGAGACTTGTCTAAGCAGCCTAAGTGGGAATTGATTCTCAACTACCTACAGTTTAGATATGGAATCACCAAGAAGCTTCAGGCTATGGGCACAACAATTGATGCACAAAAGGCATATGGAGTCCGACAGGAAGTCGGTACATATGTAGCACAGATGCGTCTTCAGAATACTGAATTCGCAAAGTTCTACGACCGATACTTCGAAAACGACAAGTTCGACTTTGTATATGAAGGAAAAGAATAATGACAACTAGTCAGACTAACCGCGTAGGAGCTGGCTCTACACAGCCAACCCCAACACCTACATCTACATCGTCTCCTAAAAATGTGTCTACACAGGTTATTGATGACATTATCCAGGGACGCCTAAGCGGTGGTAAGATTGTTGTAGACCCTAACCTTTCCAAGACTTTTGTCAATCCGAATCTATACGATGATATGACACCTGGTCAATGGTCATCGATTGCTTCATTGCTAAAGAAACTGGGCAAGCCAGTACAGGGCAAGGAAGAAACAAAAGCTATCCTTGAAACATACTACGGCATTAACTCAGCCACAATGACTACATTCAAGGACCTATATGGTAAGCTAGCAGCTGACTATATTCCTGGTCTTGATGGTGGAACTGGTCCTAGCAAAACTATTAATTTACAGGACCCAGCAGTTATTGACTCAATCATTGTTGGTACATACCAGTCTATGCTAAAGAGAGACCCTTACGCAGATGAGCTTGCAGCTCGTCGCAAGGAAGTAGAAGCTGTAATCCTAAAGGGCCAGACAAGAACAAAGACTGGTCCTAATGAGGCAACATACACACCAGCATTTAGCCAAGCTACTGCACAGGAGATGGTTAAGAGCAGCATTGAGTCTGGCGGAGAAGCAGTACAGACTGACTTGGCACAGGCTCAGAGCCTTGAGTTCGCTGACTTTATCGGAAAGCTAGGTAAGTAATATGGCGCTAAAACCTACAGTTACAATTGGCGGAGCGCCAGCTGGCTACCAAGAGCAACCAGTCGAAAATAAGTTTGGCCTAACTGCTGCACTCATCGAAGCATATCCTGAACTACAGCGCATCTATGAACTATGGCAGGCTAAAGACTATGCTCAGGCTGAGCTTGAATATTACAAGACAGACTACTACAAGAACGTATCAGAGACAACAAGTTCTCGTACACTTGAGAAGGCTGCTAAGCCTGGCATCTTTGCTCAGAAGCTTGAAGAGTATAAGATTAAGCAGCGCAAGCGTCTCAATGAAGCTGGCGTTCGTGACATTGATGACCAGTTCCTAGAGGATGCATATCTTGCTGGATGGTCAGATAATATTGTTGACATCAAGGCACTTGCAAAAGTACCTGCTGGTAAGCAGCTAGGTGGAGATGCACTACAGACGGCTGATGCACTCAAGTCATATGCCAACTCATTCGGTATGTCATACAGCCCATCACAGTACGATAAGTGGACACGCGATATCTTCACTGGTGTACAGACACTTGACGACTTGAAGAATCAGGTTCGCATTGATTCAGCTAGCGCATACCCAGTTTACTCTGAGCAGATTTCAAAGGGTGTAAGCATGGACTCTTTGGCTTCAGCATACAAGACTTCAATTGCAAATGTTCTAGAGATTGACCCTGACTCTGTTGGTTGGAATGACCCTAATCTACGTAGAGCACTTCAGGCTGTGGGACCAGATGGCAAGCCATACGTCAAGCCAATCTGGGAGTTCGAGCGTGACCTACGCAAGACAAAAGAGTGGGAACTTACCAACAACGCACGCGACACATTAGACACACTGTCGCTCAAAGTCCTTAAGGATTGGGGCCTAGCATAATGGCATATAGCTATGGAGATTTCCGCAGAGCGGAAGAAGCATCAAATGCTGCCTACTATCTTGAACAAGCTGGCGCTGATAAGCGCACAATTGATGCACTTAAGTATGCAGACCAAGAAGCAATTGACTCAGCCCTCCGTGCTGCGCAACAGCTGAAGGAAGCTAACGAAGCACTGGATGCAGAGGAAGAAGCAGCAGCTGCAAAAGCTAAGGCTGATGCAGAAGAAGCAGCACGTATTGCCGCTCAGAAGAAGAACACTCAGAATCAAACAACATCTGCTAGTGACGCTTTAATGCAGCAGTTGTTAGCACAGCAACAGCAGGCAGCAGCTGACGCTGCTAAGGCTAGAGAAGCAACAAGAGTCTCAGCTATGAATGCTGTCGTTGCACGTTTCAACCAGTATGGCTTAGGCTCACTAGCTAATAAGATTAAAGAACTTGCTGTCGATGGAGCAACAGAAGCAACCATTACTCTTGCTTTGCAGGAGACACCTGAGTATCAGGCACGCTTCTCTGCTAACACTGACAGACTTAAGAAAGGTCTAGCAGTTCTATCACCAGCTGATTACATCAGCGTTGAGGATTCATACCGTCAGGTATTGCGTGCATACGGACTGACACAGTTCGACAACGACGCATATGTGAAGCAGTTCATTGCTAACGACGTGTCAGCTACTGAGCTTTCAAACCGAGTGACAACTGCAGTACAGCGTGTACAGAATGCTGACCCAGCAGTTCTCAAGCAACTCACAGACTACTACGGCATTGGCAGCAAAGATGTTGTTGCTTATGTGCTTGACCCTAATCAGCAGTTCCAGAAGATTCAGCGTCAGGTAGCTGCAGCTGAAATTGGTGTTGCTGCTGCAAAGCAGGGACTACAGTCTAACGTTGCTGTATCTGAGCAGCTTGCTGCGCAAGGTGTCACACAGGCTGAAGCACAGAAGGGTTATGCGACTATCGCAGATATCCTTCCTACTGCTGCAAAGCTTAGCGAAATCTACGGTGCAACTCTTGATACTTATGACCAGTCAACAGCTGAGCAAGAAGTATTCAACCAGCTAGCATCAGCACAGCGTAAGCGTCAGAAACTTACATCTGCAGAACTTGCAGCTTTCGGTGGTTCATCAGGGCTAGCCCGTGGTGGATTATCTACTGGCAAGACAGCAGGACAAATCTAAATTCCTGGACGGACCTATCGGCCCCGTACAGCGTAAAAGACCGAGAGTGGGAGCCAGCATACTTCCCCGAGTATGTGTTGTGGCCTGCGAACTACAAACAAAGAGAGAAGGGTGGTTGCTATGAGCAACAATTACTGGGACGACGAAGACGATGACCTCGATACACCAACACAGGACGGTGACGGAAGCAATCTGCTAAAGCAGTTGCGGAAGGCAAAGCGTGCTGATGAGAAGCGCATCAAGGAACTCACAGAACAACTTGAGGGATTATCCAAGTTGCAGCGTGAGCGAACCGTCAAAGAAGTCTTAGAAAAGAAGGGTGTCAATCCAAAGGCAACTCGTTTGATTCTTAAGGACTTGGATGATATTAACGAAGACTCAGTGAATAACTGGCTCGACGATAATGCAGACTTGTTCGGAATCGAAGTTACCAAGGATGCGCCTGTAGTAAGTGAGATGGACCGTGCAGCACTTCGCCAGCAGGACATTCTTACTCAAGGTGCAATAACACCTGACCGAGCAGAAGATATGAACTTACGCCTCGACCAAGCAAACTCAGCTGAGGATATCATTAATCTTATCTACTCACAACAAAAATCATAGTTTCTAACTAAAGGAAAATAACCTAAATGGCAAACGCATTTACATCGACAGGTTCCTCTACACTTGGAGGTACAGTTGGTGCTGCAGGTCTTGTCCAAAAGGCTTATGACCGTCTCTTGGAGTTCGCACTCCGTTCAGAGCCACTCATTCGCTCAGTCGCAGACAAGCGCCCAGCCCAGCAGTCAATCCCAGGTTCAACAGTAGTACTCCAGAAGTACGTTGACCTAACAGCTGCAACAACAGCACTCACAGAAGATACTGACCCAGATGCAGTAGCGCTCTCAACACCAACATCTGTTACAATTACTCTTAACGAGTACGGTAACTCAGTGTTGGTAACACGTGCGCTCGAACTCTTCTCACTTGCTGATGTTGACCCAGCTATCGCTAACATCATCGCATTCAACCTCGCTGACTCAATTGACTCAGTTGCTATGACAACACTCCGTGGTGGCTCAAACGTCATCTACGCAGGTGCAACAGCAACATCAACAGCGACAATCACAGCAGCTGCTACACTTTCTTCAGCTAACATCCGCAAGGCTGTTGCTAAGCTCCGTGCTAACAAGGCTGTTGCTCGCAAGGGCTCACTCTACTGGGCTGGTATCCACCCAGAAGTTTCACACGACCTTCGTGCTGAGACAGGTTCAGCTGGATGGCTCCTTCCTAACCAGTACGGTTCTGCACAGGACCGCATCTGGGCTGGAGAAATCGGAACATACGAAGGTGCATACTTCGTAGAATCCTCACGTCTCTACAACGCAACAGACGGTGCAGCATCTGCACGCAACTACCGCACAATCATCTGCGGACAGCAAGCACTTGCAGAAGCAGTGGCAGAAGAGCCACATGTAGTCATCGGACCAGTAGTTGACAAGCTCATGCGTCACCGCCCAATGGGTTGGTACGGCGTACTAGGCTTTGCTCGCTACCGCGAAGAAGCACTATACCGAATCGAATCAGGTTCATCAATCGCTTAATTGATTGACGGGTGGGCCTAGGGAAACCTAGGCTCATCAGTAAGTTCATTAAGGAGAACAATGGCAAACTATACATTCAGACCACCTACAGTGGATGAAGGCCCAGCAGGGCGACACCGCTTGTTCTACTTCTACAAGCTCAAGCGTGGGATTACTGTTGTCAAGTCTGGCAGCATTTACTCCACACTACGCTATGCAGTGGACGAAGACTTGAACGAATATGATGCAGTATACCGTGGTGGGTATAACCACACAGTAAATGACACAGTAAAGGCTGAGCTGCTTGCAGCAGGCATTGGAATCACTGAAGATAATTTCACAGCACAGTAAGGGACGACTATGCACATACATATCAGCAAGGTACTTGAATGGGGCTTCACCCCTCAGCACGACTTCAAGGCAACCAAGTGGGGATGCGTACTCTGTGATGAGACTAGAGATACACCGTTCCCTGATTTGGATACAGTAGAGATTGACCACACTCAGTGTGACGAAGATTGCTTTGGCTGCAAGGCCAGAGGGCTTCAGTTCGGAACAGGTGATGCATCGAGAGACATCCCTGATAAGAAGTGGACAAGCGAACTACAGGCTTACCGAGATGCAAGAGCACAAGGTATCCAGCCAGCGGGCACAACACGTGCCCATGTAGAAGCAGCGTACGAAGCGTCAGCGACATTGGGCAAGGCGTATAACTCCGAGACAATGCCAAAGACAAAAGACATCAACAAGAAAACAGCCGAAGTACTCAAGGAAGTAGGAGCAATCTAATGCCAAAAGTTGGAAAGAAAGAATTCCCATACACAGCAAAAGGTATGGCAATGGCAAAAGCAGAAGCAAAGAAGTCAGGCAAGCCAATGAAGAAGGCTGCTAAAGCCAAGAAGAAAATGGTGAAGTAATGTCAGCAATGGGCGAGAAGTACAAGTCAAAGGCTATGAAGAAGAAGCACGAAAAGATGGAAGGTGCTAAAGAGCGCATGATGGAATACGGCAAGAAGAAGGTTGCCAAGAAGGCTGTCATGAAGAAGATGGGTAAGAAGAAGTAAATGCAAAAGTGGACTGAAGCACAGCGCAAGAAAGCTGTTGACGACTACTTAGCTTCTAAGGCAAAGCCAACACCATCACCTACACCAAAGCCACGTATTGCTCCAATGCAGTCTATGACTGAAGCGCAAAGGCAAGAAAAGGCTCTTAAAGATTTGATGAAGAAGCGTCAAGCTGAAGCTAAGAAGACTGGCAGCTGGCCAAACTACTACACAAACTAGGACGAATTATGACAGACCCAAGACTAAAGCGAGCAGGAGTATCTGGCTTCAACAAGCCAAAGCGTACACCTAACCACCCAACCAAGTCACATGTTGTTGTGGCCAAGGAAGGCACGAAGGTCAAGACTATTCGCTTTGGTCAGCAGGGTGTGACTGGCGACAAGAAGCCGACAGCACGTCAAGCTTCATTCAAAGCACGTCACGCAAAGAACATTGCTAAGGGCAAGATGTCAGCAGCGTACTGGGCAGATAAGGTGAAGTGGTAATGAAGAAGGCTAAGTCAAAAGTGAATGCCGCTGGCAATTACACTAAGCCTGCTATGCGTGCTGCTTTATTTAAGAAGATTAAGGCTGGCTCTAAGGGCGGAGACCCTGGAGAATGGTCAGCCCGTAAAGCTCAGTTGCTTGCAGTGCAATATAAAAAGGCTGGCGGAGGTTATAAGTAATGGCACTAGCCAAATCACAGCAGTCACTGAAGAAGTGGACTGCACAGAAGTGGAAGACTTCCGATGGCAAGCCATCTAAAGGTAAGAAGAGATATCTACCTGAGGCAGCTTGGAGCGCTTTGAGTTCAGCAGAGAAGGCTGCAACTAATAAGGCTAAGGCTGAAGGCAATGCAAAGGGCAAGCAGTTCGTAAAGCAACCTAAGTCAATCGCTAAGAAGACAGCAAAATACAGAAGCAAGTAAGAAAGCAGGGGACAATGCAAGAGACAGTAGCAGTAGCATGGTGTGACAACGGAGATGTTGACGGCAAGTTTATGCAAGGCGTCACTGACGTTCTCCTTAAGTCAGGCGTAAAGTTTGAAACTTCTATCCGCAGTCAGGGCAACCAGATTGCCCGACAGCGTGAGAAGGTAATTAAGTTTTGGTACGAGCAGAACCTATCCGAGTGGTTACTCTGGGTAGATTCAGATATCGTACTTAGCCCAGAGAACTTCTTGAAGTTATGGGACAAGAAAGACAGGGACGAGAAGCCTCTCCTTACTGGTGTGTACTTCACAACAGATAACCCTGAGGAACCTTTGATGGTTCCGATGCCAACAATCTATACCTTTGCGGAACTAGATGGTGGCTTGGGTATCAAGCGAGTACACCCACTACCTAAGGATTCATTCATTCAGGTAGAAGCAGCAGGTATGGGATTCGTCCTGATGCACCGCAGTGTAGTAACAAAGATTATGGAAGCCCTACCAGGCGTTCCGTTCTTCACTGAGATGGGTGCAGACAAAGCGTTCATCGGAGAAGATATTTACTTCTTCGCTTTATGTGGCAAGGCTGAAGTCCCACTATGGTGTGACACCTCAGCGCTAGTTCCACATATGAAGCGCTTCTCATTCGATGAGCATTATTACAAAGCATTCTTTGGCGCTCCAGAGCAGCCGAAGGAATCTAACTTAGTATTACCAAAGCGTTACAAGAAGGGTTAACAATGGCACTAGGCACAGCAGGAAGTAGCCTCACAGCAGAACTCAATAGGCTTGCTGGCACTACTGGACTTGACGAACAGGGCGCTGCTAATGCCTGGGCTGGGACAACAGGACTTGCAACAGTCGGAGCCTTGAACATCAAGGCACAGGCTGGACGCACAAGAGATAAGTTCAAAGACATCGATGGCATCTGCAATGAGATTGCTGGAACCACTGGGCTTGCAGCCCCTGCAGCGTTAAGGAGCATCAACGCCTAATGACAACTCTATCCAATATGATTGATGAGGTTCTAATCAACCTCGCAGGATATACGTTCCAACAGGACCGTAGCACTTACCTTGGTGCTAGTGTGACAACCACTACAACTTCTAGTGCGTCTCCGACCATCTTACAACTTGGGTCAACCGACTCAGTGGGCAAAGGTATTCTTGAGATTGATGAAGAGTTGATGTGGATTGACTCATTCGACAGAGTTGCCAACACAGCAACAGTCGCACCTTACGGGCGTGGCTACCTTGGCACAACACCAGCGCTTCACGACCACGACGCTAAAGTAACTATCTCACCTACCTTCCCTCGCTACAGTGTCAAGCGTGCAATCAATGACACAATCCGCTCCCTCGGAGCAAACATCTTTGCAGTCAAGACAACAACCTTTACATTCAATGCAGCACAGAGCACATACGCTTTTGCTAACTTGAACATCAAAAACATCTTGACAATCACCTGGCAGGACATTGGTCCTTCCAAGGAATGGCGCATTATCCGCAAGTGGGACCTTGATGCTGTAGCAAATCCTGAAGCATTCGGTTATGTTAGCGGCACAGACACAGTTCAAACAGTAACACTTGGGGAAGCTCCAATCTCTGGACGTACAGTCAAGGTTATCTACGCGACTGACCCTAACCCATTCTCAGCAAACACAGATGTTTATACAACAGTAACAGGCTTACCAGAATCAACGCGGGACGTAGTGGTTCTCGGTGCAGCCTATCGCTTACTCTCATTCCTTGACCCAGCACGTGCTGCTCAGGTTAGCCCACAGGCTGATGAGACAGACGCTAAGCGCCCATACGGCGCATCACAGAGTGCAACTAAGCAACTCTTCGCACTTTACACACAGCGCCTTAACGAAGAGACTAAGGCTCAGCAACAGAACTATCCTCCTAAAGTCCACTACTCCCGCCGATAAGGACCAGCAATGACAACTAGAAAATATTCATCCCGCTCTCAGCAGACAACGCTGACTGCAGGTCTTACCTCATCTGGTACATCAGCGACTGTTGTATCAGGTTCAGCCTTACTGGGTGGCGTTACCATCTCGTCAGGTGAAACCTTTACAGTTGTCATCGACCCAGATACAGCGCTTGAAGAAATTGTAGACGTTACCGCCGTCTCCACGAATACACTTACAAT